GCATAAGGAGTAGCAGCTTCAGTCCATAATATGCCTGGTGAAGTGCTATCGCTGCCGACACCAGACGATGGATGCCCTGAGGTTGGAACATCTGTTTGGCCAATCTCAACATTATCTTTTTTAATTTGAACAATTGTTTGGTCTATATGTTCATCTCTTTCAAATCTATTATCGGTTGATTCTTTTTGATCAACATACTTCAAAAGAGGATCAGCATCTTCATTTTGGGGATAATTGGATTTAGGAGAAATTTCTTCATACTCACTGCCGGTGCCGTCGTCATGTTGTAATGGAAAAGAAACGACATCTCGCGGCACTTTATGACCTGATAGAACAGAGGTTCGTGGATCGTTGAAGCCGAGGGCAGGATTAGATTCTTTCTCTGGGATGCCTGGAACAACTCCAATCATAACAGGCTCTTGTGCAAGGACACCATCTCTAAAAAATCCAAGAATCCAATCGCCCTCTTTCGGGCCAACAACGGAACGCCCACTGTCCAATGTTAAAAGTGGATAACTCCATGGGAGTTGATCTGTCGGCACGTCGTCTTTATTTTCTGTATGCCAACAAAGATAACGGACACGGCATCTTCCAAGTAGTAAAGGATCATTTCTATCTTCAACGACACCTATGCTCCATACGAACCCATCGAGGCCATCTAGATGTCTTAAATTAGGATTAGGCATTTAATAACTCCATTATGAAAGTGGATCATATATTGGAAATGGATCTTCATATACAATTTGATTTACAAATGAATCTTTAACCAACTCCACATCTAACCAATAAGAGTTTTTTTCTATTCTGTGTCGTAGTGCTGTAATCAACCACTTCCCAGATAAATATTTATCGGGCTCACCGGCTCTTATATCATCACCCATACAATTTGGCAATACAAAATCAATTATTTGACCAACTGTTCTTTCAGTATTTCCTGGAACAGTTAATGCAACTGTATAATTATTTATCTGTTGTAGTTGAGATAATCTGTGCTGTAAAATTTCTTCAATCTGTGTTGGCAAAATGCCAGGTTCTTTCCCAGCAATCCATGGAATTATATCGTGATCTTTATTTGTGGACTTTAAATAATACCGGCCCTTTGGTGCATCCAAAGCATCCAATTTATCATCTCTAAAAAATTTAAATGGTTCACAATGTTTATATAAATCAAATGCGGCTTTCAAGTCATGCGGAATTTCTACATACACTTGGCGAACTAAATCATATGTAATTAAAGTTGATGCATACATTCCAGAAATAAGGTTCTTTAATATATTAAAATTTTTAATATGTTCATAACCTCGTATATTTTTAACATCAATATTAATCATCCGACCCGGCAAAACCTTCTCTTCTGTATTCCATATGTTACTTACTCGATGATTCCATTGTTCTACTGGAGCTTGTTCAAACATTGATTCCATTGTTTTAAAATTAAAACCAACAAGGTTTTCAAAAAATACATAATTTGAACCAACATGTTTATCTGGCGATGCTTTAGTGGCAATAAAATTAATTGCATCAAAAGGAGATAAATTTGATACAACAAAATCCTGGGGATACTTTGTTGTTTCAATATCTATCGGTTTACTAGCTACAACAAAGTCATAATATATAGATGAAACAATATCAGAAAATAACATATTCTTATATGATTTCTGGACTTTAACTTTATGATTGTTTATATTTTCTTCTGAAATAAAATGTAATACATAAATCTGGTGTCTCTCTCTATCTTTTTGCCTATTAGATAAAGAAACAATTCTAAATGTCTTATCATATTCTTCCGTCTCTGGAAGGTCTGTGGCCGAAGAAACTGTTTTACCAGAAGTTCCTGGACGTAAGAAAGTAATAATAATTGTTTCTTCACCAACCAAAGGCATCAACATTGTTAAGTCATATGAATCAGAGATAACAATGTTTCCAGTAATACAAGAATTAAATATATCTTCTTCTATTGTTAATCGAACATATGTTTGTGAAACATCTAATGGGTTGCCATCGGCTGGAACAATTTTAATTTGTTTGACAGCAAAGTCACCTTCAGCATGTATACTATTATAATCAAGAGCCATGATGATTAACGTTTCGCAGGAATTGTTTTAAAAATATTCTTCATTTCATTCATCACTTGTAATACAAATACATTATCTAATAGCTTTATGTGCCGCCTGTCTTCATTTAAATTGTTTTCATAGTCCCATTTTGTTGTAAGGTGAGACATACTATAGTCCCAAGGCAGCCTTAAAAGGCCTATTGGTGATTCATATGAAACTCTTAAAGACACAATCTTGTCGAAAACGTCAACTATAAGAACTTCAATAACCATTAAATCGCCTAAGTTAATTTTTTGGCCAACTGTATATGAATTTGGCAAAGCATTTAATGTTATTATTACATCAGCGAACCAAGTTTTAGAATCAACAACAAAGTTTTTACCATTTAAATATTCATGAACTGTTTGGTGTGCAATTTGAAACCCAGGTCTTAAATCATCTTCAATAGCATATTTGTGATTCATATACTGCATAAATGCATCTTCATCTAAAACCCAATCAAAGATGGGATCAAACATTTCATTTACATAAAATATAATCCAAGTGTATTTTGGATGTCCATAATATGTATGGGCTAAAATATCGGGTCTCTCTCCATCTCTAACAACATATGGATAATAGATAAGAGTATTATTTAAAATTAATTCTCGTATTCGAGAACGAACCATAATATTAACCATCTTGTTTTCACTGTAATCAATTCTGGGAAAGTAAGTAAAAAATTCCATTTAATTTACCAACCCTCTTCGATTCTTGATCGAGTAATAATTTCAAGTTCTTTAAATGCTAATGTTAAATTAATAGCAACGGGATCATCTGACCACTGAAAAAATGCTGGTCTTCCTGCTCCACAATATTCAACCTCACATTGCAGTAAGGCCATTGCAGATGTTCTAAATAAAACTTTATTATGTGGGGCCATAACTTCAATAACAAAATTTAATGGATACTTTAAAAAGGCGGCATTTAATGCTGATTGTTGCCCAGATACCTGGGCACCTACGGATAATTCTGGGTGCATTGCCCATTTCAATGCAAAAATTAAACTTTTTATTTGTGTTGATTCTTGTGGATTTTTAGGATATAAAGTCCAATTAAAATTAAGTTCTCTGAATGGCATTCCTTTAAAGAGTACCGCGGCATGTGGATTAATCATATATCCTAATTGCCTAGCGACCGCTCCAGCAACTTCAGAAAATCCTGTATTTTCTGCCATGTTTGTTGCACCAACTAGAGCACCTTCCGCGGCAGCGTTTTTCGCATATCCCAAAAATTTATCTTTATCGAGCTTACTCCAATCTTGGCCTCCTTGTATAGCAAGATCAACTTGATTTGCTACAAGTCCTAAATTCAATTCTTCCCACGTTGCACCATATAATGTTTTACATGTATTTGGTAATGGCAATGCAATAACAAATTGTATGGTATATTTTGTGACCGAATCAATAACACTAACATAAACATATGGATAATTTGGATTTTGATCTTGCATCAAACTTGTTGGATATCCATAAACGGGCATATAAAGTGGTGAACCTGGAACCCATGGATTAAGGCCGCCTTTTACTTGGGTTGGCACAGTTGGTATGTTCGATGTTGCTAATGGATAATATGGAGAAGGTGGTCTGGCCATTTGAAGGTTCGTTATAAATAATTAGGTGTTCATTAACCAAGTATTTATATCGAATCTTATAATTTATAAGAATCGAACCAAAAGTATCATAAAAAATTATAATGGCATATTATAGAGGCAAATATAGTCCAAAAAACAAACATAAATATATTGGCAACAATTCATTAATCATATATCGTTCTTCTTGGGAACTTTCTATGATGATTTGGTTAGATAATAATCCAATAGTGAAGTCTTGGGTTTCTGAAGAAACGATAGTGCCATATTATTTTAATGATAAATGGCATAAATATTTTGTAGACTTTAAAGTTATATTTGCTAATGGAAATACATGGCTTATAGAATTGAAACCAAATGCACAAACAAAATTGCCTGAACAACCAAAAAGACAAACGACCAAATATCTGCTAGAGTGCCAAATGTATATAAAAAATCAATGTAAATGGAAAGCTGCTCGGCAATATGCAGAAGAAAGAAACTGGAAGTTTTACGTCTTAACAAAACAAGCTCTAAAAGAAATGGGAGTTAAAATAATCTAATGCCCACATTTAGCATTGAAGAATTTAAATCACACCTCAAAGATGGTTTTGCAAGGCCGAATAGATACTTTGTAACTATTACTCCTCCACCAATGCTTATGTTCTCCATTAAAATGTCTGATATAAAACAATTAGTTTATGTTTGTGAAATGGCAGAACTGCCTGGCAAATCACTCGAAGCTATAGATGATATGTTATATGGCCCAAATAGAAAAATGCCGTTCGCTGAAACATTTGCTGATTTGAATTTAACTTTTTTATGCAGTAAGAGTTTAAATGAAAAAAGAATTTTTGATGAATGGCAGCAATTTATTGTTGATGATTCATTTGCAATTAATTATTTTGATTATTATAAAGGAGATATTTCAATTGTAATGTGTGATGAAAAAGGCAAACCTATGTATGAAATTCAATGTCAAGAATGTTATCCAAGCACTGTCACTGGCATTCCTTTAAGTTATTCTGAAACAGATTCAATTGCTAGATTATTGGTAACATTCACATATCGTTTATGGAAAAAGGTGCCTCTGCGTTTAGGAGATTATAATTCAATTCAAGTAGTACAAAACTTTATGTCATATCTTCAAGAAAATACTTCATTAGTTCAAAATATTCTTGGTGGTGCATTAAATGTATCTAATTTATTATCTGTGACCAACCCGATAGAAGTGTTTACGACAATACAAAGTTTATTTCAAAATCCACAAACATCAGATAAAGCAGCTTCAATAATTCGTAATTTTAATTAATATTGTAAAAGGAGAATGATATGCCATTACCAAAGATTGATTTTCCAATTCATGAGTTGACATTGCCATCTAATAATATAAAGATCAAATATCGGCCATTTCTGGTCAAAGAAAAGAAACTTTTGTTAATGGCAGCAGAAACAAAAGATAATGATGCTATTGAACAATCAGTTAAGCAAATTATTAATAATTGTATCTTGACTGAAAAAATAGATATAGAAGATTTGCCATCATTCGACATTGATTATATTTTCCTACAAATGATAAGTAAATCAATTGGTGAAATTGTAACGGCAAGATTTCTTGGTGATAAAGAATCTGCGTGTG